GAACACTTTTAAAGTTCGATGTTCAGCGATTGGTAAAATCATGACATCGCCGCGTTCTAAAAACGAACTACTAAGCCAAACGGCTAAAACCTACGTCGAAGAACAAGTATTGCTAGCAAAATACGGCATTCGTAAAACGTTTAGTTCACGCTACACGGACAAGGGCAACCTAGTCGAAGACGAAAGCATAAGAATTGCAAGCGAAGCCCTAGAACTAGGGTTCTTAATCAAAAACGACGAACACTTTAGCAATGATTGGCTAACAGGAACACCCGACGTAAACACGGACACCATTCTACTAGACGTAAAAAGTTCTTGGGACGCTACGACTTTTCCGTTCTTTGCTACTGAAATACCAAATAAGGACTACTGGTTTCAGCTTCAAGGGTACATGGAACTTGTCGGAAAAACCGACGCGTTGCTAGTCTACTGCCTAGTCAACACACCCGAAGACATGGTGCAAGACGAAATAAGACGCGCCCATTGGAACGCTAAGCTTTTAGAAGAAGACCAGGAACTAATCGAACAAGTAACTAAGCGCCACAACTTCGACCATATACCCGACAACCGCCGTGTTAAGTTCTTTGAGGTACAAAAAGACGAACAAGTTATCGAGCAAATAAAAGAACGCGTCGAACTATGCCGCGAGTATTACGAAACACTTTACAATTTCTTATGAACCAGCAAATAGAAGACCAAATAGTTTTACGCGTTTTAAGCCGTTTTGCCGAACGTTCGCAAGTCGGAATAAAGAAATATAACACCACGCTAGAAAGAAGCGACCTAAGCACCTTGGAATGGCTTACACACGCACAAGAAGAAGCAATGGACTTTGTACTTTACTTAGAACGACTAAAAGACGAATACAAAACGAAGCAAAAAGCCGCATTAATTGAGTTGACCAATATGGAAAAGGATAAGGGGTAAAAATTGCCACATATTTAAACACGAAATGTAAAGAAATAAGGGATAGGCGCAACAACTCCTGTTTTCAATAGAACGCTGACGGCTCGGAAAGACGAGCATATTTTTAAACTAAACAACAAAAACAATGAAAACAGCAGTAGAATTTGCAGTTGAAGAAATAAACAAGTTAACGGGACTTACCATTTCAATAGATGAACCTTGTGTAATACAAGCGTTAGAAATGGAACGCAAACTAATTATGTCGGCATTTATGCAAGGAGATATTTTTGGCGCTGATTATTATGATGGAGTAAATCCAACAGATGAAAATTACTATAATCAAACCTTCAACCAATGAAAGCAACGCTACACTTTGACCACGACGAGAGGGACGAGCTACAAGACGCGATAAATGCGTGGAAATGGAAGCAAATTTGTCACGAGCTTGACCAAGAAATGCGCTCGGTAGTTAAACACGGATACATTGGAAAGAAAGAGGCAACTGAAGCAGAAATGGAAGTAACTCACTATTGGAGAGATAAACTGCGCGAATTAATAAACGAAGACAACCTAAATTTATGAGACCAGACAAAGAATACCTCGCAGCACTCACCACGATGATACTCGTGACGGCAGTGGCTATCATATTGATTTTTAAAGTTATCTTTGAGCTATGGAACTGATACTCTCATATCTCGCACTCGGGTGGCTGATTGCCAACTTCGAGCCTCTGCACTGGGTCATCGACCTACTATTCATCAAGGTCATCCCAAGCACCAAGCTCGGTGATTACATTCATGCTGGCTTTGGTTGTTGGAAGTGCACCTCATTTTGGACTGCTTTGGCACTTTCAGGCAATATATATACGGCAGCAATCACAGCGATGGGTGCCTACATCATCAGCGAATGGATAGAGAGCAAATAGAATACATCACGGCAGTGCAAGAAATGGATGAGCGAGAACGTCTCACCAAGAAAGTACTGAACAAACTCAAGGCTATCAAGGTCAGTGTGACCGGTGTGCCAGACCGTGAGTGCTTTTGCTCGCAAATCAGACGCAAAATCTGGTACAAGGATTTCACCAACTGGTATGAAGGCAACTCTTGACCGCTACATATCGTCTCACTATGAGGAGCTGTACAGATACACCAGGTATTTCTGCTCCAAGTACAATCCGAAACTCACTATCGATACGGTCATCTCCAACGCATACCTTCACTGCCTCGAAATCAATGACAACACCGAGGATGTCGGCAAGGTCAAGAGCTATATCCTCAACTCAATCAAGCGGCAAGTCATCTGGAAGAACGTCAACAGCTTCAAGGATGAGAAAATCTTCGCAAATGAGACAGCAGTGCCGGACCGATACGATGATGGGGAGGACCTCAGCTATAAAATAGCAATCGAACAGCAATACCAGGGATGGAAGTCATCAGTGGATATCTACCGAGATGGTCTCACAGACAACGTCAAGATTGCAGTGGCTAAGGCATATTTCGACAAAGGGCTCACAACAGCACGATCAATGGCTGAGTACTTCAACATCCCAGTGACATCAGCTCACTACCTAATCGCAGACATAAAAAGCACACTTAAAACCATACACCATGAAAATAAAAGATGAATACAAGGGCAAGACTATCGTCAAGAATACCTCGCTCGGAAACATGACAGTCGTTGTTGACAATATAGATGTGAAGAGATACCAGTACTATGTCAGCATAGGATTCGGATATTTGTTCGAGAAGGAGACAGCGACTGCACCAATCCGATACGAGGGCATCGAGGCAGATGAGCAGACGGAAGCTCCAGCAGTAACACCAAAACCAAAACGCAAGAGAGCAAATGCCAAAGGCTAAACACATCGAAACACCTGAAGATATGTGGCAACTATTTGTCGAATATCGCAAATGGTGCAAAGACAATCCGAGATATCAATATCAGCTATCCAACAAGACTGGAGAGGCTGTGCCATTGCCACTCGAGAGACCACTCACCGTCGTGGGATTCAGAGCATTCGCTGCTGATAAGCACAAGAGCATTGAGGATTATTTTGCAAATACTGATGGGAGATATTCAGCTTATACCACAATCTGTCGCACGATAGAGGCAAATATCAAGCAAGACCAAATCGAGGGAGGTATGGCTGGGCAGTACAACCCTTCCATCACTCAGCGTCTGAATGGTCTGACTGAAAAGACTGACGTCACTTCTGGAGGGCAGAGCATCTCCGAGGTGAAGGTGAACATAATTAGACCGACAGAGTAATATATTTATTATATTTGCTGTCAGCTGTCATAGGAGAGAATACTGTCCTATGGCTACCGCATTGAATAAACCCAAGCTATGGCTGAAATCACAATCGACAGCACTGTCATCTTCGAAAAGAACTACACCGCACTGGCTGACCCGAGCATCCGCTTCATCATCAATGAGGGTGGCAGCCGCTCAAGCAAGACCTACTCGCTCTGCCAAATGATCGTGGTGTACTGCCTCCAACATCCTGGCAAGGTGGTCAGCATCGTGCGCAAGACCTTCCCAGCTTTGAGGGCAACGGTGATGCGTGACTTCTTTGAAATCATGAAGGCGATGGAAATCTATGACGTGCAGAGCCACAACAAGTCTGAGCACATCTACACCTTCGGCAATGGGTCCATCGTGGAGTTCTTCAGTGTGGATGATGAGCAGAAGATTCGAGGGCGCAAGCGTGACCTTGGTTGGTGCAATGAAGCCAATGAGCTGTGGTTCGAAGACTTTCAGCAGCTGAACATGAGGACCGAGCACAAGCTCATCTTCGACTACAACCCATCAGAGTCATCATCTTGGCTGTACGAGCTGCCGATGGGTGAGAGCATCATCATCAAGTCAACGTACAAAGACAACCCATTCCTTCCAGACAGCATCAAGCGGCAGATTGAGGACCTCAAGCGCACCGATGAGTCGCTGTATCAAATCTATGCACTCGGAGAGAAAGCCATCAGCAAGAGCAACATCTACTCCAACTGGACATTCGTGAAGCATCGCCCGGCACGCTTTGTCAACTTTGTATACGGCTGCGATTTTGGGTATAACCATCCCACAGCCCTGATGAGGGTCTACTGGTGCGACAATGACATCTACATCGAGCCAGTGATATACGAGAGCTACCTCACCACCACCAACCTCATCGACAAGCTCGGCAACCTGGGCATCGAGAAGAGCGTGACCATCGTGGCTGACTACGCACGACCCGAGATAATCGCTGAGATGAACAACGCTGGCTACGACGTGCAGAATGCGAACAAGGTGGTCAAGAAGGGCATCGACAACATCAAGACCTTCGGGGTGGTGTGCGAGGATGACCCACGCATCAAGAAGGAATACGAAAACTACAAATGGAAGAAGGTCGGTGACATCATAACCGATGAGCCCGTGAAGCTCTTCGATGATGCCATGGATGCCATCCGATACGCTGCCACTCACATTCGCCAGGAGTACTATACCGATGACAGCTATTTCGCCTTCTAAACATTTGGCTGACAATTTGCAATATAAAGAAAAAACATGGGAACAAATCTAATGGGCGAGCTTGTCGCCAATCTTGGAACGTACATCGTAAATAACACAACAGAGGCAACCAAAACCATCGATGCCATCGTGGTGCTTCAGGACACTGTCTTCACATCCATCAAGGTAGCTGGCACAGACGTCAAGTCGACATACATCGCAGCGACTGGTACTGCCATCAAAGCTGGTGCAATCATCACCCCGATCAATGACGTTCAGTTCAGCGGTGTGCAGTTGGCAAGTGGTTCGGTTGCGTTAGTTCTTGGGTAATGTATTTTTACAGCCTATACAACACCCAGTTCTTCAGATTGGTTGGTGACATTGTCGCATCCATGATTGGCGCATTCAAGACCAGGGTGGCTGCCGATGGTGGCACGTTTGAAGCCGAGGCTTGTTTGCAAACTATTCTTGAAAAATTCAATTCGATACCATGAGCCTACTTGACGACGCATCTTTATTAGTAACACCCAACGCAGAGAAGGCGGGTAAGTTGTATTCCGTGATTCCATCAAACGGAAACGGTGATTTCACCGTAACTCGTGCGACTACTGCAACACGAACTAACTCAAGCGGACTGATTGAAAGCACACCCATCAATGAGCCTCGCCTTGACTACTCACTTGGAAGCTGCCCTAACATCTTACTCGAACCGCAGAGAACAAACCTAGCGTTGCAGAGTTCGTCTTTTGATAGTGCAAGTTGGTTTAAAAATGCGTCAAGCGTTACGGCAAATAGCACTACCTCACCAAGCGGTATTGTAGATGCTGACACTTGGACTGGAAATGGAACTTCAAGCCATAAGTATTT